ATTTCGTTATAAGTCTTCGTGGTACGTTGCGCTTCTTGCCGGTCTTTTGTGGTGAAGGTGTTCATTTCTCTTTTGCCTTTCTTAGTATTGCTAAAACAATTTCATGGGCTTCTGCACCAGTTCGGCAGTTATAAATTCTTACAGTAAAATCTTCTATTTCCTCATCTGTTAGTGTCTTTGCTGGATGGGTGTAAAGTGGAATATCATCCTCTAATTCTTTAAGTTCGCTAAAACAATCATTTGCTGGACAAATACCACTTTTCCATCTTGGTAAATCTACCCACGCTACTGGTTCATTGTTCATATCCATTTACCTCCAATTAAACGTTTTTTTATGGTAAAAGATTCAATTAAATATTGCCTAACGTCACCGTCAGACCATCGTACAAGTACGTAATCCTCATCCGATGCCCAGCAACCAAGAATAGATTTACCGCTGGAGTTGTTTGCATAAGCAACAAATGTATCCTTAATTGTGGTGCATTTAATATTTGTCAAAGATATGTTTCCGCCACCTTGATTAGGCATCTCCGCTATTATTTCTCTTGCGTGGACGTTTAACGACAACAGCAGCAATCCCGCCATCAGCATCTTCTTCATTTTCAAGCTCCTCTATCAATTGATCTGCTAGCTTTACTGCGTTTTTTGGCGTTGCTCCACCGGTTATGGCAAAGCAAGCAGCCAAAAATCTCATGTATTTCTTGTCGCTTTCCATTCTTTATACTCCGAGTATAAAACCTTGAGGGTAGAGTGTGCCTCGTGGTTTGTTTTTAAATCAGACCTAGAATTAATTTCTAAGAAGTTTTGCAACCATTCAACGCACTCTTTTTCACCCATTTGGTATAGCTGTCCATCTTCATGCAAGTATTCCCAAAATTGAGGATCCCTGCATAACATTCCTGAAAGCTTTACCATTTGATTTCCGGCAAACTCCTCACGATTTAATGGCTCTTCGTTGTCAGCAAGACGCACCATGACTACCATGTATCTTGCTCCCACAAAATCACGAAGCAGCTCATCTGGCACATCATCCGGATGGATAGCCAATGTCATGGCATACCCATCCTTGGTCTGCTTAAGGGCTATCTTTTTACCTTCAAACTGACTGGTTTCCATAGATTCCTAATTTGCCTTCAAGATAATGAACAATCAATATAAGTTGTTCAATTGCCTCTTCTTTTTCTTCAATTAAAAAATCTTTTTCTTGATTTTCTCGCATTTCTGTTGAAAGAGCTGCTTGTAATTGACCGCATAACTTTTCCCAGTCAATGTTTTGTTTTTTCTTACTCATCCCATGGATCCTTTGCAGAAGTTGTTGATTGGTCGGGTTTAACATAAGTATTAACTTTTGTATTCAATACATTGCGCTCGCCATTACGGGTATTGACTTTACCCTTCCAAATGTCTAACTTAAGTTCTATCTCTCCATTCTTGGATCGGTCAATTAAATCCTGCAAGAAATCTTTTTCAAATAGCATAGATCCTGAGAAGTCCGGTGCTTTGGGATGTTTCTTCTCTGCGTTATGCCACATAGTTCCTTGATTTGGATAATCCATTTATTACTCCTTCGTAAGTGCTTTTTTAGTTGCTGAAAAACTGACCATGATTTGGGCATAGCCCTTCTCATCTAATTCTTTTGCCTTATCAAAAACTACTCTATTGTTTTTAAAGATATTGGCTACATCATCCGGAGTAGCTGCTAACTGAAGTAGGGTATTTGCGCCCGCTTTTAGAGACTCCATCCATGCGTCTGCATCTGCTGTCTCCATTACTGTTAATTGCCACTCTCCGGGCTTACCAGCGGTCTTTGTAGGCGCTGGAGCAGTTTTGGGTGGTGCAGTAACCTTTGGAGCTTGTTTAGCTTCCACGTTTGCTGTGACATCTTCTCCAAGGTCAGGAGGGACATCTTCACCATTGTATATATATAAACCAATGCCGTGCAATGCAATTGCTTTAGCCAAACAACGTTGCATAGCAGTATTGACCGAAAAAGAATCCGGCTCAGAAATTGGTTTGTTGCGATAATCCATTACTGGAAGCTGGGCGGTACGAGCAATATCATTAGCAACAACGGTGCAAAATACCATAACGGTTCCATTTCCCCAGCGTTGATATTCGGGGTAAAACCAATGCGCTTTTGGATCAGCAAGTAAAAGTTGATCTACAGCCCAAGCCCAAGATAAATAAGTAAGGTTATTTTTCTTCTCAGTATATTTAGATACATCTATCTTCCTAAGTTCTTTGTATTCCATCATGTTCCTCTTTTAATTTAATAATAGTTTCAACTTCAATTAATTTTTCTGCGTAGTGGATTACTTTTCTTAAGTCGTCAACTCCACCCTTTCTTCTCCAGCGGGTAGTGTATTTAATAATATTGCCTTCCAAATATCCGAGATTGTTGGCAATTATAAAATCCCACGGCTGTATGGCATTTTCAGCATAATGAGTCCCACCAATTTGATGTTCGTTGGCTTTCACATTACCCCCTCATGTTCATTAAAACCATTACAAAAATTATAAAAGCTATAGCAACCTTGTAACCAACTTCTATCCAATACTCTAACCTCAACCGATCAGGATCTCCAATCAACCACTTCTGAATCTCTAACATATCTCGGTCTTGTTCTACATATTTTGGTGGTTCGTAAAATTCACCAATCTTTATTTTTCCATTGTTATACGGTGGCGTTCTCATTTTTCTCCTCTAAATAAGCTTTGTATTGGTCACAAAATTCAGATACTGGACAAAAACTTGAGCAACGGGTGCGATCCCCTTCTCTGACTTCAAGAATGTATCCTTTGCCTGCCTTTTCTAGCGCTTCCTCTGCTTCTTCCTTCTCTGCATGAACCGACTTAGCCCGTGCAGCCCCCTCTTTCTTAACAGCATAAGTAGTGGGTTTTTCCCACATCTCTGCTGGACTACACAATGGTAGCACGTCTCCGGTTTCCATAGCAAATAAACCTTCTGACTGCACATGGATCCGGTCACGAATAAACTGTTCACGCTCCTCCATTGACCACAGATTAACAGGAATAGTTACTACTTGCGATTGGGGATAACCCTGACGTGATTGAGCATCTCTTCTATTCCAGTCACGGACAATAGCAATGATGGCTAACTTAATCACCGGTGTCTTTTTAACCATCTCCACCAGCCAAGCATAGATATTAAGCTGCTGTTCCCACTCAATCTTTTCATTCATTACAGACCATACGCCTACGTTCTTGTAGTCGTTAATCTCTATACCACCATTATGGATAATTTGTAGGTCAATAGCGCCAGAAATATGCCAACCATCAAGTACCTGATGTAGTCTTTGCTCAACAATATGGTTCTCATCTTTACCTTGTTCCAATACTCCATGAATAGCCGTTCCTATAATTGACCAAATCATATCAGATACATCCGTCACAATCTGATCGTCATATTTTTTCTTTAACTGCACAATCCGTGGGCTATTTAATAATTCAGTAGCAGATACGTGCGCCTTACCCTTGGTATAAGATGGGCGGTTAGCCACATTAACAAAGGTTTGGGGCAACGAATATTTATTAGTTATCTTCATTTGTTGTGTTTTAACCAAGCCGCTAACATATCAGAGCTATCAGAAATTGCTTTTAAATAACCTATTGCAGAATCTACATCTCCAGCTAATAAAAGCTTATGAACCTGATCCATACTTCTTTTAATAGATAGTAATGTTTCGCTGTAATCTACCATTTTTATCTCCCGTAAGGTGTGTAACCGGTTCTGTTACCATTGTTGTCAAAGTAATTCCTCGTTCCCTCTGGACTAATTGTTTCATAGCCTCTACGGTTTCCGCTATTATCGTAAACCCCATTATTGGATCTGTAGTTGTATTGGCTGTTATTCCAATTCTGTGGTGAATTGTTATAGTTCATAGAGCTATTGTTGTAATTAAGTTCAGAGTTCTTGTAGTTCATTGGACTACTATCCCAATTTGGAACTTGTGCGCAAGCCGGTCGTGGTAAGAAAGCTACACCAAAAATTATCCCAGCAACAATAGATCCTACGCCCATCCAAAATCCTTTTTGCCAATCGTTCATTTGTCATCTCCAAACTTATTTTTCCATGCAATATTAGATAGCGCAACAATCGTCTTGCAAGTTTCCAATTCCTTTTTCAACGCCTCTATTTCAGCTTGTTGCTGGCGTAGCATAGTGGCTATTTCTTCTCTAGTTACCAGCTTGTACCAACTATCTACTTCTAATAAGTTAGCTAGTTCATTTGCGTTCATTTTGTTGCCATCATATA